CCGATCAAGCCGTTCATCTTTCAGGACCGTTCGGCCGCCCGGATCACCCCGAAGACCAATCTGAACGACGACAACGTGTTCTTTCAGGACGAGTTCATCTGGGGTGCCAAGCGCCGCTGCGCCACTGGCTTCGGTGCCTGGCAGCTGATCATCGGCTCGCGGCAGGATCTGACGCCCGAGAACTACGCCGCCGCCCGCGCGGCCATGATCGGCGCACGGGGGCATCGGGATCGCAAGCTGAACCTGAAACCGAAGCTGCTTGTGGTGCCAGCCGCGCTGGAAGGGGCGGCCCGCGAAATCCTGATGGACGAGCGTGCGGCTAACGGCTCGACGAACAAGTGGCGCAACACCGCTGACCTGCATGTCGAAGGCCGCCTGACCCTCTGACCGGCGGTCGGTTTCCCGAGGGGGCGGCCTGCCGCCCCCGACGATAAACCGACAGGAGCTGATCCATGACCCGGAAGTCGAAGATCTCGGACAAACCCGATACCCAGGGCGCCAAAGACAGCCTGGAGGGCAACCCGCCCGAAGAGGCCAAGGCGCCGATCACGGCCGACCCGCAACAGGCGGCGGCACCGGCGGAGGCGGATGGCACTATCCCCTCCGCCACCCCATCCGATGCGGAAAGCGGCGCGGGCGGCGGTGATGTGACCCCGTCCGAACAGACCGGGGCGCCGATCACGGCCGATCCCGACGCTGAAGACCAGGCGAACATGCCCGAGGCCACCATCACGGTGACCTGTCACAGTGAGGCCGGGCGCCGTCGCGCGGGGCGGCGCTGGGAGTTCGGGGACAATACGGTCCCGCTGAACAGCCTGACCGATTATCAGCTTGCCCAGCTGCGCGGCGACCCGCTGTTCACCGTGAAGGGCTGAGCGATGCCCTACGCTTCCGTTGCCCAGCTGAAGGCGGTGATCCCGCCCAACGATCTGGCGTTGCTGACCGATTTCGAGGGCATGGATACGCCCTCGGACGCCCGGCTCGCACAGGCGCTGGACGATGCTTCGGCCGAGATCGACAGCTATCTTGGAAAGGTGATCGCCACGCCGCTGGCCGATCCGCCGCACCTCCTGACGGTGTTGTGCCGGGACATGGCCATGCACCGGCTTTACGTCAATCTCGGCCACGACATGACGGTCTATGACCGGCTGCGCAAGAATGCGACCGACACCCTGCGCGATATCGCGGCTGGCAAGACCGCCATTGGCGATGACACCGGCCCGGCCGGGCTGACCTCGGGCGGCGTGGCGATGACCGAAGGCCCGGAACGCCAGATGACCCGCGACAAGCTGGGGGGCTTCTGATGACCGGGGTCCAGATCAGCGTCAGCCTTCAGGATCTCGGCATTGCCGAAGCCTTCGACCGGATGGCGGCAGGCGCCGAGGATATGACCGACCTGATGGACCGCATCGGATCGGTGCTGATCAATGGCACGCGTGACCGGATCGGCACCACGAATGTCGATCTTGACGGGACGCCCTGGCCGCAGTCGCTGCGGGTGAAAGAGTTCGGCGGCAAGACGCTGCACCTGTCCGGCGAACTGCTGGCCTCGGTCACCAGCGAGGCCGCGCCGCATGAGGTCACGGTCGGCTCGAACAAGATCTATGCGGGCGTCCACCAGACCGGGGCCACCATCACCCCGAAGAACGGGGACGCCCTCAGCTTCACCCTCGCCAACGGTGAACGCGTTGTCGCCGGATCGGTCACAATTCCGGCGCGCCCCTATCTGGGGATTTCGGAGGCCGAGGGCGCGACGATCGAGGATGTGACCGGCATCTGGTTCAATGACCTTCTGGGGATCGGGGGGCGGTGATGCTTCAGCTCGATCCCGCCCTTGTCCGCGACCGGCTGCGCAGCACGGTTTCCGCCTTCGTTATGGTCGGGGTTGCCCGCGACTGGGGCGCCGTGAAGGCCAATACGATCCGCTGGCCGTCTGCCTGGGTTTTGCTGCTGGGCGAACAGGCGGGCGAGAACCGCTATGACAGCTGCGATTTCATCGAACAGACGGTGACCGCGCGCGTGGCCGTCATCATGGCCGTGCGCGACATTGCCGATCGCACCGGCGCCCATGCCGGGCAGGATCTGCAATCCCTGCGCGAGGCCGCGCTGCTGAGCCTCTGCCGCTTCATTCCCGAGCCGGGCGGGCAAGCCTTCCGGTTCCTGAAGGGTGCCCTGCAATCGGGCATCGACAGCCAGGGCGGTCTGTTCTGGCAGGACGAATTCACCCTGCGCTTCGACCGGCGCATCCAGATCACCTGAAGGAGCAATCATGGCCGCCTGGGCACAACGCCTGATCCGCGAAAAGATCGAAGTCACGCCGGGCACGGCTGTGGCGACCGCCGTCGCCGATGCCATCCTTGCCCGCAATGTCACCATGCGGAACCTTGATGCTGACTATCAGCAGCAGGATTTCGTGATCGGCATCGAGGGCGCGCAGGGCGAAGACCTGTCGAATGTCCGCACCGGCGTCGAATACGAAGTCGAGGCCGCGCCGCCCGCTGTTCCGGGCAGCCCGCCGCTTTACGCCCATCTGATCCAGTCTTCCGGCTTCGCCATGGCCGACGACGCCGGGGATACCGTCTTCACCCCGCTCGATCCGTCGGCGGTGATCCCGGCCTGTACCCTGATGCTGAAGAACGGCGCCCTGCAACAGGTCATCGCAGGCGTGCGCGGCAGCCTCGCGTTCACGGCCGAGAATGGCCGCAAGCCGTTCTTCCGCTTTAACCGCATGGGCCGGTATCAGGCACCCGTCGCCTTCGTGGCCGAGGCGCATGATTTCACCGGATGGCCGCGCGCGCTCGACTGCACGCCCGAGAACATGTTTGCCTATACGCTGGGCGGCACCAAGCTGTGCTGCCGGTCCTTCAACTTTTCGGACGGCCGTCAGCCCATCGTCGACAAATACATGAATTGCGAGGGCACCACGCTGGGGCCGCGCCGACACACCGGCCGCATGACCGTGAAATGGCCCGCCCTCGCCACCAAGGATCTGCTGACCCAGATCCGCAATGGCGTGACCCAACCGCTGATCTGGACGCTGGGCACTGTTGCCAACACGACGATCTCGATCAGCGCGCCCAAGGTCCAGATCAAATGGGCAGGCGAGCAGGACATCGAAGGCGACCTCGGCATCAACCTCGACCTCGTGTTCCTGCCCGACGCCGGAAACGACGAGATCGAGATCCGCTTCCAGTAACCCCGCCATCACTTCGCCAACCGCTTCGACAGAGGGCAGACCATGTTCGTATTCGATCCCGACTTCACCTTTGAATGGCCTGTGAAGGTCCAGCTTCCCGGCGGCGAGGTGACGGAATTCACCGGCCGTTTCCGCATGCCCGAGGATGAGAAAGACATCTTCGAGCGGGTGACCGGCGAGGACACCCCCAGCATGATCGATGCGGCGCGCGCGCGGCTTTGCAAATACTGGATCGGCTGGTCCGGCATTCAGGTGAAGGACGGGGGCGAGCTGCCCTTTTCGGATGCCAACCGCCAGAACCTGCTGAAGCAACGCCCGATCCGCATGGCGGTCGATCATGCGCTGTTCGAAGCCCTGATCGGGATGCGGGAAAAAAACTGACCCGCGCCGCGCAGGCCCTCTGGGGCGGCGCGGCGGTCTCCGACGCCCTGGTCGATGACGTCATGTCAGAGACCGGCGTTTCCCGCGAAGAGGCCACGCGGATCGCCCGCAGCATGATGGGCGATCAGGAGGGCACCGTGATCCTGCCAGAAAGCGAACGCCTGACCATCCGCCTCGCCCTTGCCACAGCCGGACAGTGGCGCATGGCGCCTTATGGCCTCGGCGGGTCGCGGCCCGTCGCCCTCGATCTGACCGCCGTCGATGCCGCTGCCCGCTGGCTTGGCATCGCACCCAGCCGCCACCTGTTCGACGGCCTTGCCATTCTGGAACGCGAAGCGCTCAAAGCCCTGAGGAACCCCCGGTGAAGACCGATATGCGCGCAGCCCTGACCGTGACGGCCGACGCCTCGCAGGTGGTGAGCGAGGCGCGCAGGGGTGCCGAGGCCTGGCGCGAGTTCCGGCGCGAGACCGGAACGACTGGCGACAGCCCCGCCACTGACCGTGCGGCGCAGGCCAGCCGGGCATTGGTGCAGGAACAGGAGGCGCTGAGCCGGGCCTTCCGCGACACCGCGACCGCCAGCGGTTCGATCGATGCCGCCTTCGACGGGATTTCGAAATCGGCCGAAGCCTCGGCCGCCGTCTTTGCCGCAGCGCTGGACCGCGATGAACAGGCGATGCGCGAACTGGCTTCCAGCCTCGACCCCGCCCTGCGCGCGATGGAGCAATTCGAGGCCGCCCAGCTGCGCATTGCCATCGCAGTGGCGACCGGCGCGACCGAACAGGCCGAAGCTGTCCGCATGTTGGATCAGCTGACCCAGCGCTATGACACGTTCATCGCCAGCCAGCGCCGCAACCCGGATGCAGGGTCTGCCCGCGCCAGCGCCGGGGTCTTCGAGGCGGCCTTTGCCGAACAGGAACAGGCGCAGGCCGCGCGCCGGGCCTTCGAGGCGTTGGAGGCCAGCCTTGATCCGCTGGTCCGGGCCGAGCGTGAACTGGCGCAGGCCCGCGAGGTGGTGACGCGCGCCCAGCAGGCCGGGGTGCTCACAGACAAGGAATCGGCCCGGACGCTGGTCGAGTTGCAAAGCCGCTATCACGCCGTGGTGCAGGCGCAGACCCCGGCCGTGGCGCTTGCTGTCCAGCGGGAACGCGCGATCGAGGAAGAAACCCGCGCAGTGCGCGAGCTGATGCTGTCCGTCGATTCGGCGGCACGGGCACAGCACCAGTTCGAACAGGCGCAGGAACAGGTCACCCGTGCGGTGCGGCTGGGCATCATCACCCAGGAAGAAGCCACCCGGACGCTGAACCTGCTGGAAGCGCAGCAACAGGCCGTTTCCAGCGACAGCTTCGACATGGCCGGGGGCATCCAGAATGCCTCTTTTCAGTTCACAGACTTGATCGTCCAGTTGCAGGGCGGCGTCGAGGCGTCTGTGGTCATCGCCCAGCAACTGCCGCAGCTTCTGGGCGGCTTCGGTGCCCTTGGCGCCGTGCTTGGTCTGGTGGTCGCGGCAGGTGTGCCGCTGATCACTTGGCTGTTTGACGCAGGGGATGCGGCGGGAAGTCTGGATGATCGCCTTCAGCGGCTCGACACGGCGCTAGGAGCAGTCGCTGATCATCTAAAGGTGCTGCGAGACGCTGACGCCGCAGAAACCTTCGGGAATATGACCGGAACGGTCCGGGAATTGACTCGTGATCTTCTCGCGCTCGAAAGAGCGGCGGAACTGCGGGCCTTCAGCGAAACGCTGGACAAGCTCACCCAAGAAAACATTCAACCGGGCATTTTCGAATCTGCCTGGGAAGGTTTGAAACAGGGCGCACAATTCCGGTTCATTTATACGCCGGGACAGATCGACGCGACCCAAGACCGCATCGAACGCGGAAAATACGCCGAGCTTACCGGCGGGCGCGGGCCTGGCTACGATGAGTTTCAGACGCGCCGCTCAGAAATTATTGCTTTGGCGAAAGCCGGTGAACTGGAGAAAACGGCGGAGAAGGTCTCTCAGCTGATCAATTCGTTCACGAATGGTGGGCCAGTCACTGAACTGAATGCGGAACTCGCGAAGACCCTGACCACATTGGGAGAGACGGCGCGGCGGGTTGCTGAAGTTGAAGCCGAGTTCAACCTGACGGCACAGGCGGCCCGGCTCTGGTCTGACGTGACGGATAATGCCTCGGCCCTGTGGGATCGTGTGAGGGACGCAGGCCGGGCGATCAAGGAAGACGGGGAGGAACGGCTTCGCATTGCCGAAAACGAACTGTCGCTGGCACAGGTTATCGCCGAACACGGTGCGGAAAGCAAAGAAGCCGAAGCCGAACGTGATCGGATCGCCCGAGAAAACTACGAACTTGAACTGGAGCGGGCCGGGATCTACGGCGAGCAGAAGGATCGGCTGCTGGAGATTTTCGACCAGCACAATGCGGTCACGGATGCCACGGCAGTCTGGGCTGACGCCATGGCCGGGGTCCGGGGTGAAATCGAAGGCATCCTCGCCGCCATTGCCAGCCTCGGGGGCGGCATGGTGGAACGGGCCGCCAAACAGGCCCAGATTCGCGCGCTTCAGGCCGGGGCAACGATTGCAGAGGCTGCCGCTGCCGGAACCGCTACCCGCCGCGAGGCACAGTATAATGCACGCTCTTCGGCGCTTGGGGGTGGTTTGCTCGGCCGCACGGTGGCGGGTGTCGAACGCTGGTGGAATGAGGGGGCGGATGCACAGGACGCGACGCTGTCAGAGCTGGAATCGGCCGCCCGCAAACGTGATCGTTCCAAGTCCGGCGGCCGCTCGGGTGGTTCCGGTGGTCTGAACACGGTTGCCAGCATCAAGGGCGAACTGGCCCGGCTGCGGCCCTCCTACGAGGCGGATGTCGAGGCGGCCGAGGCGTGGCGCGACAAGGCGCTGG